AGCTTTCCGCTATCTGTTATGTGGCAAAAATCTCTAAGTTCATCAGGACGATTTATTAAAGACCATCTGATTATAGATCTGTCCTCTTCATCCATTTCTGCGAGCTGGTCAGAGATTTCTGCCTCGTTAGGTACACTTTTTGTTATAGCGTTCATTTCACTAAAAGAACAAGCATCATTTATACGAAGCACTTCTTTAATTGCGCTACGTCCTTGAAGTCTGCCAAATGTAATCATCTGACTAACATGATCTTTACCGTATTTATTTTTTAGATAATCAATAACATCATCTCTCTTTTTACCCGGAACATCCATGTCGATATCTGGCAAGGATACATGACCGCCTGTATTTCTACCAGCGTTATAGAAACGTTCAAAAAGTAAATCATGTTCTACAGGGTCAATCTTAGTAACGCCAATCAAGTATGATATTAAGCATCCAGCTGCTGATCCTCTGCCCGGACCAGCTAAACAACCCATGTCTTTTTCTATGTGCCTTATAATATCCTGCACTATAAGAAAATATCCAAATAAATTAGCATCTTTAATTACTTGTAACTCTGAATTGAATCTGTCTAAGTATTTATTCTTTGATTCTTCTTGGTTTACTTTCCCCGTGTTAATGAGTAATTTTCTCCAACCTTCTCTTGCTAATACTTTAAGATATTCTTCTTCTGACATGTCGTTTGGACATGAAAACTTAGGTAACATTGGTGCGTTGAGTATATTATATTCTTCGCATTGTTCATAAATACTCTCTAATTCTTTTGTCATGACATCTGACCGTATGCACTTGTCACTTTTTGTAAAAAAAGAAGAGATTTCTTTAGGCAGCTCATTTTTACGAAGTTTTTTTTGCACCTTGGGAAGAGTGGTCTTAAGCTCTGAACACATGAGAATCCTGTGAAGTTCAGCATGTTTTGATTGAACGTAGTAAGAGACTGAAGATGGTTTATTTAACAATATAAGATTGTCTCTAGATATAATATCCTTAGCTATCTTATTTGATAGATCGCTATTTTCATCAAGACAAGAAACCATTTCGATAAGATCATTCCACCCCTTTTTATTCTTGGCATATACAGTAGAATTGTCGAATGTACAGCCAAGAATTGGCTTTATGCCAACCTTTTTACAAGCTTGATAGAAGGAAACGCATCCAGAAATAGTCTTGTAATCTGAAATTCCACACGCTGGATAGTTATTATCAGAACAAATTTTTGCTAACTCATGAGGCTTTGAGAAGCCTTTTAACAAACTATAATGTGTAAAATTATGCAACGGAAACCAGTTCAATATTTTCTCCTTAAATTATTTCAAAGTATAGCAACGATACGGAATAAGCGTAGTATTTATAGTACGACACATCCGGCTAAACGCAACTACTAATCAATCAACTTTATTGGGATTGGGGGGCAAAGGTCTTTTAACAGGCTCTTTAGGTCTTGGAGCATCAGTTAATGGATAACTTTTTATCTTCTTTGTCATCTGAGATTCCTTTTATCAGATTATATAACTTTTCAACAACAATCTTTGAAGCTTTGTTGTCACTAGCGTAGTGAACGCCCTGTAATATTCTAGCATATCCACAGTAATTAGACAACTCAAAAAACTTATCTTTAAACTCTGGATATTTATCTGAAAGAACATGAGCAACTAACTCGGAATACATCATATGACCACTAGGATATGATGGAGTGTGATGAGTTTCAGTATACAAAACATCTATGTCTAAATTAAAATAAGGAGCTAATTGTTCTGGTCTAGCTCTATTATAGTAAAACTTTAGAGCGTACATATACTGCTCTACAATATTATAATAATCATTAAACAAAGCCTGTGGAAAAACTAGGCCGTTTTTCTTTAGTAATACTAAGTAAAGCTCAAGCGGGTCTCTGTCAACAGACCTTATTAAATCAATTTCTTTATTAGTTCTGATCTTTGCAAGTCTGGATATTTCACTCAGCTCTTTTACTGTAGTTAGACTACTGTTTTTAGCTGGTGCAGGTATGATTGTTTTTAGATCTATATCTAATATTGATATAGTATCATCGTATCTTACTCTTTTTTCTAAGTAAGTTACCTCGTCTATAGGCTTTTTGGAATCTATAATTGCTGCTACTTTATTTATTAAGCTCATATTCTCTCTCAGTAAATACTTTGTCTAATCTTTGAACTAACCTAGTGCCCGCTCTACGTCTAAAGCATGGTAAAAAACCATGTATACATAGATATACACCAGCTCTTATACATATTAACCCATGATATACAGCAAATCTAAAATGTTGCCAATAAGTCATGTTGTTTTCATCTAAATGATTATTCCATTTTTTCTTGAGTTCCATATTACCACGCCTTGCAAGACCAATAACGAGCCTTCCATTTTGGACCGGGGTTCGCACAGTTATGTCTAGCTCTAAAAGACTTTCTTCTTGCTGGATTATCCTTCTTGATAGACATGTTAGGATCGCCAAAGTTTACTTTAACAACATTGCCAGATCCATTTTTGACATAAACGCTTCTTTTCTTAGGCCCATCTGGAGTTAAGAATGGCTTTCCAAGCTTAACTTTTCTGCCCTGATATTCTGCTGCCATACCCTTACATCCACACCCATCTGATTCTTTATTTTTTTTCTTACGTAATATTTCAAAGTCTTCTTTACTTACTTTGCCATCGTTGTTTACATCAAGAGATTTTTTTTGTTTATCAGAAGGTTCTGATTGTGCCTTTTTCCAAGCGTCTGGATCTGGCCTATCTTTATCACCCTTCTTGGCTGGCTTGTAATTCTTACCTTCTCGTTCCTTCTTCTTGCGAATATTCTCCCACAACGAAGCAGCATCGTATTCTTCTACTTCTTCTCCAAAGTCTTCGTACTCTGCTTCTGATGGAAGATAAAAATTTTCTTCTGTCAGTTCTTCTGTAGACCCATAAGTTTGAAAATTATACTCTTCGTCAGCTTCTTCTACATAAGACATAATAGTCTCCTTATAAAGTTTGTTTGATAGCAGAATTAAGTAAGTAATCAATGCTGCCGGGAGGAATTTTTTCTTTAAAATGTTCGTAAGCGCCTGTTATCATTTCGTGTTCTGGATCTTGCGTTAGCTCTAACCATCCTATAAAATAATTCCATATTCTGTCCTCTAGAATCAGTGGATACGGTACACCTTGAGGTCTAGAGAATCTATGCATCCATTTGAGTTCAGGTAAACAAATTGCTTTACCACCAAACTGTCTAAACTTTTCATGTATATATCCTTCTTCTCCACCAAATCCTTTGAATTTTTTATTAAAACCAACCCAATTTTTTGTTTCGCATGAGAATAGTCCACACCCCTGCATGGGTATTTCAAATGGATCTCCCTTTCGTAACGCTTCATGGTTTGTATCCCAAGTGCCCCACATTCCAGAAGACCATCCCGGTTTGAAATGTGTTGAAGGATTTTTAGTGTCTAAACCATCATATACTAATGGTCCAGTTATTATATCTTTACAGTCTGGATTCTTGGAATAATATTCTAATAGTGACGATATAGCTCCGTTAAATATTAATACATGACAATCCATAGAGATGGTATATTTACTCTTAGATTGTCTAAAAATTTCATTTCTGACAGCCGTGCTTTTCTTTAGTGTGTATGGTATGTATATTCCATTTTTAATCCACTTCATAAACTTTTCATTAGCTTTACCATGAGGCGAATCTGGATTATTATCTACTAAAATTATCTCTGTTTGATCAGTATTAAATATTTCATGGTACATGCGTAATGCTTGTATACTAAAAAATACTCCATCATGATCGTCATATGTCGCCATACCTAGCGTTATTATTTTTTTCATATTATCCGGGAGCCTCGTAAAATCCTATGTCAAATCCTTCTCTAGTACAGTCTTTTATGGTTTTATCCATACCATTCTCTTTGAGATGCTTCTCTATATACATACACATATTTTGGTCTGTTCCGGGCCAATTGTTTTTGTAATAATGGCAGAGTTTTGTACATTTAAAGCTACTTCTGGTGCTAGAAATGGGTGCTGGGGACACATTTTGCTGGATTTTTTGAAAACGATCTTTGAGCATTTCTAAGAATTTATCATGATCTGATCTATCAAAACACATAGAGAATGGACCACCATCCTTAATAAAGAAGATGGTCATAATTGCTTGTTTATATTGAGGAAATAGCTTAGATATTGCATAATTATATAGTAATAACTGTGGATCAGATAGCAGTTTTTCATAAGTCTTTTCTTCTCCTGTTGCCCAATCAATTCTTCGCCCCGTCTTCCAATCGACTACCTCTATTGTGTCATCATCCGTCTGTGTAACTAGGTCAATCGTACCTTTAATAGCTAACTGTCCTTCAACCTCTTCACCGTTGGGCATTTTGTACTTAAATTTGGCCCAATCCTCGTCAATAGGTATATCAAAATGTGGTTCTGGAGCAACTATGTTCCTATTCCTTGGGTCAAACTGACCATCATTCCACTGTATTGCTTGCCAAGTCCACTTTCTACATTCTTCTCTATCTTTTTTGAGCCATTCATGATGGTTCTCTTGTTCTGCATAGCTATCAAAACTCTGCTCAAGCAATTCATTTACTATATCGTAAGTGTCTAAATGAGATTTGTTAATAGAAAGATCTCCTAGCATGTCATCCTTTATTACTAGCTTTCTTTTCTTTCCAGCGTTTTGTTTTGCTAGCTGTAGACTAGCCAATACCTCTAGTACTTTATGCACTATAGTGCCTTGCACTGCTTTTTTACCACTAAGAGTTTGATATCCAAGAACATAAGTTATAAAGTATTGCATTTGACAATATGCATAATTATTATAACTAGATGACCTTATATAAGTAACTAACATATTTTTAGCTCCAAATCCATTTAAAGGTTTCTATTTTTTGTACAAGGTCTACGATTGTCAAGTCTTCATTGTCAATAACTTCATCGAAATTATCCCAATTATAGTTACCTTTATCCAACGCTGACTCACACAAATGATCAGAATTGAAAGGATTTCTACTCAATCTTAATACTATTCCTCCAGCTTTCTGTATGGCTTCTACCTCGTTAGGAAATCTTACATCTGGTATTATAGCAACTGAAGAACTTTCATCTTGTATTGTTTTGATTGTATAATCTACCCATATCGTATCTTTAATATTACGCATAACATCTGTACCTAGATACTGTAAAAACTCTCTTGCGGTCTTACCGTATGGTGTCTCTGTGTTTTTATCTTCGTCTGTTCCGTAAACTTGACTTGGAGTTAGATCGAATAAATCTATGCTCATTTTCTTTAGGTAATCTGCAAAGTGATAAACTTTAATATAAGGCCAGAGGTTTGACTCTGCATATGAAGTAAACTCTTCATCACGTCTAAGCACATCAAATATCCCCCACCCAATATCCCCATTAGAGGTTGCTGTTTTAATTTGCAAATTTCCTAAATCGTCAATACTATAGTCTTGAATCATGTTTAGACTCTGTAAAACAATACCATTGATAATATTGCCTACTGTATTTTTTCCAGATTGCTTTCTTCCAGATATTCCAATTATTTTATTCATTAATATGTTCCTTCTAGGCTACTTAATAATGTTTTTTTGATTTCTTTAACGCTCATGTCTCCAACGTCTTTCTGTAACAATTGAGGAAAAGTAAGCTTGTACATACGAGAAAGCTTTCTTTGTATTTCTACCTTGGATTCTCTTCCAGCTTGGTCATTGTCTGTTAATATAATTAACCTAGTAACTGGAAGCTTAGTTATTTTATTCATTTGTTCTTGCGAAATATTCTTACCAAATATACTTACAGCATTCTGGACTCCTGCTTCGTGCATTCTCCAAACGTCTCCTTGACCTTCTAGTATATACAAGCATGAAGTTTTATAAGCCGTCTTGATTGCATTATGATAATTATATAAATAAAACCTTTTGTTGAAACCAGTAGGATAGAATAAAAACTTAGGTTGTCTGTACTCTTTTACTGATCGACCTATGGCAGCAACCACCTTAGAGCCATCATCATTATGTATTGGTATTACCGATCTATATTTCATTATACCTGTTTCGCTGGAATCTCCCACAGAAAAATATTTAAGAGTAGATTTTTTAAAGCCTCTATCATAAAAATAATCTGAAGGAACATTAGCTGAAAAATTTAGCTCAACCTCTTTATCTATATTAGTTCTTTGCTTAATGTTTATATGTTTTGTAATATAAGAAAAATAATCCTCGTCCAACACCTCTTGATTTATTGGACCTTGTGTTGTGTATACGCTAAACTCCTGAGTAACCCACTTGAGGACATCTTTAAACTCTAAATCCTCACCACGTTTTTTAGATAATACTCCTAAAATTAATCCAAATATATCGTTGCTATGTTCTTCCTGACAGTCTCTAGTCCAGCACTTCCAAATGCCTCTCTCTGGACAAAAAGAAAAAGCTCTAGGATTATCACTGTCTTCATGAATAGGACAAGTTGAGTATATATTATTATTAAATGACTCACACTTCATATTTAATTTTTCAAACACTAACTCTGCGTTATTGTTCAGATGAGTCTTCAGTTGCTTCAAGTTCATCTTTCACCTTGTCCATATTGTTAATTAATCCAGTATCTCCTACGGGAGAATTTTTAATTTCGTTTCTGGTTTGCAGCTCTAACAGTTTTGCGTGTGAACCTATCATCTGCATATTGATATAGTCTCCGTCATCCATTCCCGCTCCATGACGACTAACAATGGGTACTAACTTTCTGTTTCCTGAAGTTGGACCATCCTCTGCTAACTCTTCTGGAGACTTTGCTTTAAAAATACTGAATGAAGTACATAACCAGATAAGCCTATCTGATCCACTTACTGCATCTGTGCTTTCCTTGCTTATTCCATCACGATTTAATTGCACGAAGGATAGACAAGGTACATCTAACTTAACGCATAAATTATGAAGAGATGTAATTTGAAATCCTAGTGCTTGATATTCCTGAATGTTGTTTGTAATTGATGAAGATGACATTAGCTTTAAATAATCATAGATGATTAAGCATTCATTCGTTTTACCGTTCTCATCTGTTTTTACTTCTTGCACTACCCATCTTCTGATCATGTTTAGTATTTGTTCAAACGGCTTACCAGCAACACTGACATAACTATACGGTATAGAATCTATTTCCTTAACAGCTTCTTGTACTCTATCTCTTTTTGATTCTTCATCCACAAATTTTCCAGTAGCTACCTCATTGATCGGCACTCCACTAATATTTGCTATGAGTCTATTAAGGTGATCTTCTTTAGACATTTCCGTATCTAGTACTAACACTGGAATCTTTAACTTAGATACGTTGAGGGCAACGTTGTCAGCAAATACCGACTTACCAACTTTTGGTCTTGCAGAAACAAGGTCAACGCACTTACGTCGCAAACCACCACCAATGGCTTCATCGTAGCGCGAGAATCCCGTTGGTATACCAATAATATCACATTTGTTTTCTTCCAAAAATTTGACATAATCCTCTATACCCTCTCCAATTTTTTCTGGATTCTCTCCACCATCGTCTTCTCTTAAAAAATCTGTTACTGGATCTTCTAGAATCCTAATAATTTCATCTACACTTTCGGTTCCATCAATCTTTCCTACATCACTATGTACTTTATCTGTTAGCTTCCTTATGTTTCTGGCAAATTCAAACTTCTTAATTTGAATAGCGAAACCAAGTATGTTTTCCACCATTATGGGAAAGTCATATAGAGTCTGTAAATACTTTAGCTCTTGCTTTGTGCTTAGTTGCTCTACTACTTTTAACTTTTCTGCTGATGCCAGTATAGTAGATATGTCTGGAGTCTGATCATTAGATATTACATCTTCTATACATGCAAATATCATTTTATTATTTACATGCACAAAGCTATCTCTAGTTATAAATCCATCAACATTTATGTATCCATCAATGCCATGCTGTAATAATCCAGAAAGGACTGCTCTCTCAGCACCAACGTCTAATAACTTTTCTTCCACAGATATTCCTTTGATTTAAATGTCATTAACAATCATACCCTCTAAAGATCATAGCGTATACAATCATTGGGATTAAAGATAATTAATTACACTAACTTTTACTTGAACACCTATCACAACGATAGTATTCTCCAAACATCAGTGACGGACTAATTTGAAATGTTTTTCCACAAGCGTGACAGTTTACATTTTTTTTCTTAGGTGCTGATCTATTCCGAGGAGTCCTTGTTACTTTAGGAGTTTCAACGTCTTTAGCTTCCCCCGTGTCTATCCATTCATTTTCCCTCGCTTGAACCTTAGCTCTCTTCTTTTCGCTGTTTGTATTTTTGTTCATAGTAAAATCTCCATCAACAGTTTTTGATATAGGCTCTTCATGCTGCAAACTACTATCGTCTATAAAAGGAGGATGTGTATTAAGAGGTTCATTCTTAATTTTTATTACATCTTCATTAGTAGAAGAAATAATTTCCAACAATTCTTGTTTCTCTTCGTCGCTTAAGCTAGCAACTAGCGCTGTTAAGTTCATGTTCTTTTTCCTTTTTCCATTAATATATCTCCTTTGCGTTTTAGTTCATAAATCTTACCCTCAAGGGCTTGAACTCTTGACTCTGCAACCTCACGGTAGTGGTCTACTGTAGCTGCATATTCATCATTTACAATTATAAGTGGCCTGCGTTCCTCATATTTAGTATACTTACTGAATTGATCGTGATTTTTTGCAACCATTTTATTCAGTTTATCATTGCACCAATTTAGCGCAATCTTCTGCATGTTTAATTCATCTTGTAGATGCGTAGAGAAACTGTACAATTCATAAGCCCAAGTGAATAGCTCGTCTTTAGTGAGAGTGCCTATAGTATCTTTGCCAGCATTAGCACATCTATGCCAATCCTCCCTAAACTTCTTGTTGAACCTAGCATTGCTAGCGTTTAGAAAGTCATCAACCATAGCTTTCAAGTCAGCCAACTGCTCATTCGCTGTTTTCAATTTGATCTCTCCATTGCTCGTCTGTATCTGAATACTTCAATACTATTATATCAACTTTATTCAACTCACACCACTCTATTTTATCTTCATCCTTAGCTTTTGCAATAGCAAAGTCTGCTTTATTTTTGTGAAAGAATGGTATGTACTCATAGTGTTGCTGACCATGAACTTCTATGGCTAATTTAATTTGGGGGATCAAAAAATCGAGGAAAAGGACACCCTTTCGGTGGCTTTGGGTACTTCCCGGTAGTTTGACTTCTTCTAAGATTCTGTAAGAGTGGAAAATTTGTTTCAAAACTTTCCTTGCCCGCACATGGTACTTCGATCTTTTCCTTTTGTCGTTTGCGTCTACGGTATAATTTATTAAATTCCATACGTACTCTCTGCCATTTAAACCTGTAACCTTCATTGATAACTCCTATTGCTAGCTTTGCGGTCAATACCCCAAAAGCTATTTCTAATATGCTATATATGCTCATGAGTTTACTATTTTCTTTAGTTTTATTTTTTACTTGTACTGTTAACTATTTTTTTAAGTTTTCTCTCAGACGTTCTTATAGTCTTTAATGCGGCTACAGTAAGTTCATAATCTTGCTTGTAAGCTTGCAGTGCGTCTAGCATTCTCCAAGCTTCTGTCTTAGTTATATCTACTTCCATTAAAATAACTCCTTAATTTTACTATATATAAAAGATGACATTTCTGGATGATTATTTAAAAACTCTAAAGTATTGTTAGAACCTTGAAACTTAAAAAATCTTTCTATGTCTTCTTCTTTGTCAGAAATATTATTATCACTTAAAAGTTTTTGTATTACTGGATCTTCTAGGTTATCAAGTGCGCACTGTATTGTGTACCAAGCTCCAGCAGTTT